TTAAAAATGAACTTAATTGGAAATGGATGGATATAGACAAATATCTTCATTATAGTGAGGGTGGTTCTAGAAAAAAATATTACAGGTGTATAAAGAAAAATGAAATACAAAAGAAATAAACTAAAAGAATTAGAGAAATCACGTAAGTCAATATTTACAGACGACTTAAAAAGTTGTATAATGTGTAATGAACCTGCTACTGATATAAATGAAATATTTATGGGCAGAAACAGGTTAAATTCTATGAAATATAATTTGTGTATACCGTTGTGCAGAAGATGTCATCAAAAATACCATTTAGAAAGAGCTACACAATTATATTGGATGAGGAAAGCTCAAATAGAATTTGAAAAAACTCACTCTTTCGAAGATTGGATGAAAATCTTTCTTCGTAACTATAAAGACTAGGAATTTATCCTAGTCTTTTACTATCCATAAATATTCAGCTTGTCTTCTTCTACAATCGAAACTATCATAAATTACACCATATACAGAACAAGTTATATGGCCACTCATTGTTATAAGACAAATTTTATCACTATATTCACTTGCTACTTGGCCAACAGTTCCATATACGTCTATTCTTTTATAATTTGAATTTAAATATTCTCTTATAAAATATTTATCGTCCATCATAGTTCCTTTTTCTTGAGCTAAATCACTCAATTTTTCGTATGTTTCATCCCAAGTTTTACCTTCAGCTAGACTAATAGCCCTAATAGTACAATCATTTACAAAATTGCCTAATATATTAGCATTATAAAATTTATACATATTACATATTTGCTATTCTTTGAGCTGTTTGTCTAATCATTTCAATTTCTTCTTGACTTTGAGCGTCTTCTCTTAACATACGAGCGAAATCTTCCATTGATTCTAACATATATTTAAGACTTCTTTTTGTATCTTCATTATGTCCGTATCTTTCTCTACCGTATTCATATCTACCATAGTCATTATACATACGGTCTAAGTGGTCATATCCACGATATTTCATATCTCTACCTCGTCTGTAATAATAATGAGAGACTATCTATTGTATTACGCATATCTTCTTATTAATATTTGAGCATTTTTTACAATAGGTATTTCAGTATCAGTTGAAGTCTCATCAAATACTATAGCTGGAATACTTTGAACTGTTACAGAAGCGTTTCCTCTACCACATACTCTTATATATTTAGTAGTTGCTATATTATGATAATCTCCTACTGCAGTAATTACTTCATCCATTTCAGTCCCGTTCATTTTAACACCATCTACATATATAGCAAATCCTACTATACCAGCAGTAGCACTTGTTACATTTGCACTAAAGTTAATTTCGTAGATTCCACCACCTAATAAATTAAATGTAGCAGAACCTTCATTATGATTTAACCATCCATTAAAACAATTTGCACTACCAGTTCTTAGGTCAGTATCTGCAAAAGTTATTGGTGATGTATTTGTAGTTAATATTAATTCTTGTTCTTGTAAACTTTGTATCATATATATTCTCCTTTCGTTTAAAAAGAGATAGGGCTTGCCCATCTCATATTAGCAAGTTCCTTTAAGGTCGTCTATTGACGTTATGCTATACTATTGTGTTTCCATACCAGTTAGAACCATAGAATCCATTATAAATTGATTGATAAGGACTTGATACTATATAACTAGGTACTGGGTATGGTCTTACTTGATTTACTACACTTTGATTCGAAATAACGTTTTCGGCTGTTTGTAGTCTATCCCTTAGGTCTTGAATAGTGTTTTGAGTGATTAATGCTCTAGTTTGTTCACCATCTTCACGTATTAAAGACTTGATTTCGCAACAACAACTATCTACGTGTGCTTGATTTTGTAATGCTTGAGTTAATAAGTTAGTATTTAACTCATTAGTTTGTGTAAGAATATCTCTTTGAGTATTACAAGCACTTAATTGAGCAGCATATCTGTTTTCTAATACATCGCTTCTAAGGTTACAGATGTTAGTAGCAGTGTTAGTAAATCCATTTGCTACTTCAGTTCCTAATTGAGATATATCTCTTTGTGTAAATTCACTAGAAACAAAATCAGTAGTAGCAACATTATTATTACCACCCCAGCCAAATCCATTGTTTCCTGAAAATAAAAGTGCGATTAAAACGATAGCCCAAATACCTTCTCCACCAAAGAAACTATTGTTATAACCACCATTTGTAGCTAAATCAACTGTTGGCATAATTCCATTATTCATACAGATTCTCCTTTCTATAATTTATATCAACTCTATTTAGAGTTAATACCATATTTATTTAACTGTTCATTTGTGATACCAAAACCATTAGCATATTTAATAAAGTTATTCATTTGTTCTGGAGTATAATTACTTGTTAATTGATTTAACATATCTTGCGGATTGTTATTTTTCATCATTTCATTTATTTTATTAAACATTTGTGGATTCTTTATTTTTATTTGATTCAACAAAACTTGTGCCATATTCATTTATATCACCCTCTAATTTTTTTAATTTTGCTTCTAACATTTCTATTTTTATATCTTTTTCATCCTTTTCAATAATTTCATTTAATTCATATGCTTTTATATCTCCACTCGCGTTTTTAATCCAAAGTACGCTCATTTCTTTACTAAAAAATGGTGTATCAGAAAATACAATTTCTTTTTTAACATCTTCAATATTATTTGCATATTTCATTAATCCTGGTGGACTAAATTGAAAATTTTGCATTATTGGAGCTTGAGGAACTTGTTGTTTTAATCTTTCTAAATTAGCAATTTCATTATTAATCATATCAATTCTTTGGTTATACATATAATCCCTCCTAAAACACAGAAAAAAGAGACGCTAATTATTGTATTAAAATAATCTTTGTCTCTCCTTTATAAATAAATTATCACATAAAAAAAGAAGGCAAAATCGTAAAGATTTCGCCTTTTATTCGTAAAGAAATTGGAAACTTATTTTTTAATTTGTATAGCATCTATTGGTTTACCTAATATACCAGCATAACCGTTATTACTATCATTAATATTATAACCATTTACAAAAGGTAACCAATTGCCACCTTTTATATGGACTCTATATTTAAAACCTTTTACTGCAACAGCATCTATCTTTTTAGTTAAGATGCCTGCATAATCATTATGGTCTTTAACAGCAGGTAACCATTTACCTCCTTTAGTGTGAACTCTTAACTCACCTTTATCTAAATATATTCCACTAATATTATCGCCGATAATACCAGCGTACATATTTTCTTCTCCAACATTAACTTTAGGTAACCATTTTTTCTTTTTCATATCATACACTTGATATGCGTTAGGTTCTACTTTCCCATCAAAGTTTTTACTTCCTAATAGATATGGTAATGGGTCAACAAACGTACCATTTGCTTTACATACAGCTAAATGTAAATGATTTGCTGTACTATCTCCTGTACTACCCATAAAACCTACTTTAGTACCTTTTTGAATATATTGTCCTTTTTTAACACAAATACTTCCTTTTTTTAAGTGTAGGTATCTTGATAGATAACCGTTTTTATGTTTCATTTCTACATAATAACCTCTAGTAGAAGAATAACCTGTATAAGTTACTTCTCCTTCGGCTATTGCTATTATATCATCAGTCTTAGGTAATGGTGTGTTTATTTTACCTCTTTTAATTAAATCAATACCATTATGAGTTCCTTTTTTAAACTCTTGCGTCATCCAATGATTATTACTTTTTAGAACTGGAGCTGTTGTAGCTCCTATATATTTTCCCATATTATCCTCCTAACTAAACTTCTGGTAAACCAGTAGCAATTGAATTTAAAATAGATAAAATTCCAGCCAATATACTAGCCGAAATTACATAAAGCCAATTAACTTCTTGTAAAGCAACTGCTGTACCAACACTAGCTACTGCTGCTTGGCATACAGTTCTCATAGCTCGAATAAGAGCTGCTTTCCAAAAATCTTTATTCATACTACACCTCCTTCTATAAAACTCTTTTTATTTTCTTCTTGATAAAATGAATCTTTTTATCAAGTGTATCTACACTCATATTTAATTTCATAGCAATTCGTGTACGTGAATAATTCTTGATTAGCATTTCTAATATTAAGGAATATTCTTCATTAAACATACATTTATCTACTAAATACTCAAATTCGTCTCTTGTAAAATTTAATTTACTCATAAACTAATAAAAGCTCCACATTTGGAGCAGTGATATTTTCCGTTCTTATCCTTAATTATCTTAGCGTTTTGTTTTGATTTGAGTATCTTTTGAGTTTTTACTCTTTTTAATAATACATTTCCCATAGAATCACCTTCCAATACCAATATCAGACTTATCTATGTTGCTTACGTTATCTATATCAATAGTATCAGTAGTAGTAATAGTTTGAATATCGTTTAATAATTTAATAGTATAAACTATTGAACAAGCCAAACATATAATTAATAGAATAATAATTATAAATTGTCTAAGATTAGCCATTTTGTAATCTCTTAATATTTGTAAAGTAACCATATCATTTTTCATTTCTCTTTGACTTCCTCTCTTTGCTGTTTTCTAATAAAGTTATTCTAATTTCGTGTAATTTAAGAACATCTTCGTGTTCCTTAATAATTCTTTTATTTTCGGCTGATATATCATTTAAACTATTAATGCTATCAGTTAATCTAGTAATGCTTGTATTCAATTTAATAATTGGAGTGATTATTGCAATTAAAGTTGCAATAAAACTACATAATACTACTATACTTATCGTTTCCATTTCTTATCACTTCTTTCTAATTAAATATATTTGTTTTATAACCTACTATATATATAGGAATAAGCATATCATTATTAGTGAAATCACTACTTTTATTTACACCAAATGCTTCTCCACTATTAAAATGTGTGTCATCAGTTCTCCCTATTGTTCTTGTGTATGTAGCAATACCATCAGCATAATAACCCCCACCACATAAACCAATGGAATAACCTTTTAATGTTTTTGTAGATGATACAGGTTCATTAATATGTCTTACTTTATAAAACACTTCTAATACATCATAATCACTACTTGATAGGTTAATTTCAGTGTTACCTGCCATTGAACTTGTTGGGTTTGGGTTAGTCCATAATATTTTACCTTCATAATGTTCGTTAGCATAATTACAAGAGTAACTATCTTCAGTAGAACTATTAGTTTGATTTACTACACTTGCCATTGTTGGCGTTGTTTCACTTATTTTCTTTATTCTCATAATTATTCCTCCTATTTATATCCTATA